CGCCTTTGTCCGCTCCGCGCTTTTTATAGACGTTGACATATTTATGAGTGACCTTCAGACCTTCAATCTTGAAACTGAAGGAAATCTCACAGCCGAAAGACTCGGCAATGGATAGAAGCCTTGCTGTCAGAGTTTCCTCGGATGACCATGTCAGAGTCTGGGTGGCAGTCCCTGCCTCATTTCTTCCTAACTCGAACCCTGTCGAGCCCCCGCCTGCTGACCCGCCGTCATAGGTGGCATCAGTGAGAAATAAGTTAAAATACCACCCCAAGGTGTGGGCCCCAAGCATGGAGGAAGGCGTGGAAGATGTCGGCCAGACCAGGGCTACTTTGTTCAGCAGGTCAAGACCTGCGTCCTCTGCATACACATAGACCGTCTGGTCTCCTGTGTCCAGTTCGGAGTCTATGATTGTATAGCATTCGTTATCCTCTCCATCGCTTCTAAGGACATAGTTTCCTGCCTCCGCTGCCATCTCTGCCAGCTTCCTGGTGTCTTTGGTGTAGGGAATCTTAAACGTGAGACTCGATACGCCTGTTTCGATGTCCTGCACCCTGTTGTCCTCGATTAGGACTATCCCATCGGGGAGGCCAGTGGAGGCCAGCGTGATGATGTTGAGCCCTCTGTCGGCAAAATAAACAATCATAGATAGGCCTCCCTGTATTTCACTTTAAACTTGGGAACTTTTGTTCCTGTGGCTTTGTAAGAAGTCCGGATCTGATTGACCCCGGGTTTCAGTGTGAAGGACTCCCAGTCATTGGAGATTACGTCAAGAGCAGGACGGTTGATGTTATTCATCTTGATCGCAGCACTCCGACAGTCTGCAATGACGGAATCGTTCAGGGTGAAAGTTCCAGGGTCGTTGGTCATACTTACCCATTCCAGCGTGTTGGTGGTAAGGTTCTGGTCTGTCGAATACGCACCCAGCAGGAACCCTGCCTTTGTGATGCCAACGTCTGCGATGGAATCATCATAGAAGACGTAAGTGGAGCCATTCACAGTGAACTCTACTCTGCTTCCGTCCTTGGCTATTCTTGATGAAACCTCAGACAGTGGGAGATTGAAGGTGATTGTCTTTCTGATGTCGTCATTGACCACCATCAGCACATCCACTGTCCGCTGTTCCGCTTTTTTTTCGATGACGAGGGATGCAATGATCGTTTCTGAATCTGCGACTTTGTTGAGGGTCGCTATGAATGTTCCCTTCTCTTCGATGCCTGCAGAAAAATAGTTCTGGAAAGCAAATTCGAAGTCGGTGACTTCCTCAGTAAGTGTCGCGGAGATGGATGGACCGTGAAAATGGCTCCCTGATCCATAAGACGAGGCAACCAGCCTGCCGTCAGGACCTTCTTCTGTGACGGTAACTGACCCGCTTGGCACCACTTCATCACTGGCGATAAAAGCACAGTCGTTGTTTGCCCACTCTGTAGAAAGACAACAGGGAAGGCTGTTGGAGCAGTAGATGTCATCCGCACAGTAGATCCTCGACAGACTATAGAAAAATTCGTAAATAAGATTGTCTGCCTGAGTGCTGTCATCTATGAAGTCGTCCGTGTCTACGCCTCCGATCTGGATGGTGTCTCCGTCAGAATCGGAAAAAGCCAGATAGGTGCAGACCCCGTCTCGGCCGTACTTGGGAAAGTCGACCTGCAGGACAGGCCACGCTTCCACTGTCCCTGTGTAGGGGATGCTAATTATTCCGTTTACAGGTTCTGCTGTCAGTTCCTCGACTGAATACTTGAACGGGTCGGAGCAGGTGAAGGAAAACTCTCCTGTAATGCTGTTCTTACCTGGTTCAGGGGACTCAGCACTTGACAGTGTTCCGTAAAAACATTTGTCAGGCTCATCAGCAAAGATAAGCTGTGCTTCCTCTGCGTAAAGGATTCCGTTTAAGATGTTGAACCGTTCCCTGAACTCTTCAGGTGTAGGGGCAATCAGCTGAAAGCCCACAGTGATAACTCTGGCGGGATATCGTCTCGAACGGTATCTTTGTCCGTGCCGTTTTAATAGCTCCAGAGCGTTGATCTCCGGAGCTATCATTTCACGGCCTGATGTGTAAAGGGTGCGATACCCTTCAATGACGTTCTCAATAAAAATTCCGTTTATCTGTAAAGCCTCTGCCGGCAGTTGAGTTGAGCCGGCATATCCTTCAATCGTATCAGTAAACCTATACATGTCCGCCTCCTATCTCTGCCCTCTGCTTCTGTTGGTGTTGCGGTTCTTTCTTTCAAGTTCCTCCGACATCGGGTCAACGGTGGCTCTTGCGAACTCCCTGCCGTCAATCTCGGAAACCACTGTGATTTCATACCTTGAACCGCCGTAGGTGTAGTTGTCATTGAGTCTCGTGTCCCCGGCATAAGCCAGCCTCGGACTCTCCGCCCTCGGGATCCTGATCATGTCCATGGTGGCGGTGCTGATCCGTCTGCCCATGGAGTCGATACCCTTGACAAATCCTGCCCCTGTCATCTCACCGATCTGAGCAAAGACTCTGGACGGTGAGTGGACTTTCAGCTTCTTCTTTGCTGATGCCGTTGACTTTCCTGCGGCCTTGGAAGTGGCCTTGGATGACTTCTTGGACGACTTCTTCACGCCCTTGGCCATGCCTGTCTGGGTGGTGACTCCCAGCTTGATTGCCGCAGATTGGAGGCCTCTTGCGAGGGCTGCCGCCGCATCCTGTCCGATCTTCTCAAGTTTCTTGTCCAGGCTCTTCAGGGCCTTGGTCAGGTCTTTGTTGTAGGCCTTATCTACCGCATCCACATAAGGCTGGTAGATGTTGGAGGAGATCTGGGATGCCTTCTTCATCATGGTATCGTAGCTGTTGGACTGCGACTTGGCAAACTTGGTCCCCTTCTTCAGCAGGGCATTGGTGTATGTCAGAGCCTCCGCTGTTGACATGGAAGTGATCTCCGACAGGAATCCCTGTGAGACGCCTGCCTTCTGCAGCCTCTTCAGATTGGCCTGCAGGGTGGTCATTTCCTTGATAGACTTGTTCCAGTCCTTGAAGGCAACATAACCATACTGGTCAGCCTCATACAGGGAACCATAGTCCTTCAGACTGCTTAAGAAAGCACTCCTCTGGGAAGCTATCGTGTCATACAATGCCTGATACTTGTTTGTGATCGCACTGATCTGATTGTCAATGGCATTGACTGCCTTGGAGGTTTCGTCCTTGACATATTTCTCGTATTGAGCGTAGGCAGCCTTATAGAGAGCGGCGGCCTTCTTCTTGTTTTCGTTCAGAGTCTTGGTCAGGGCCTTGTTCTGCCGTGTGTTGGCCTTGGTGATCTCTTTGTTCTTCTCTGATAATTTCTTGTTGCTGTCAGATAATTTCTTGGTCGACTTAGTAAGTGACTTTATCTGAGTACTGGAAGAATCCTTCTGAGCAGTTGCCACCTTCTTGGCGGCCTTATAACTCTCATTGATGGCCTTCCACTGACCTTTGGCATCCTTCCAGACTTGCTTTTCTGCGGCTTTGGAATTTGCTTTGACGGATTTGATCTGACTGTAGATCTTAGCGTTGTTCTTGGTCGCCTCATTGAGCCTCTGGGTCAGTTCCGTCTTTTTCTTGATGTCCTTGGCTTTAGCGATCTGCTTCTTTAAGGACTTCAGTTCCGCCTTTCCGACAAGGTTGGACTTCAGGCTCTTCACTTCTGCCTTTCTTGCAGATTCGATGTTCTTGACGATCTTCTCCGCATTGGCGGTGACTGCCTTGCCTGCAGCCTTCCTGTCCTTTTCGGCCTGCTTCAGCTCTGCCGATGCGGCCCTGTTGTCTTCCTTGGCTTTCGCCAGCAGATCTTTCTGCTTAGCTAACTGATTCTTTTGCTTTTTGATCAGCTTATTGTTAGCATCAACGCGCTTCTGCGTGACTTTGTTGTTGCTGTCAATCCTCTTCGCCAGCGCTTCTGTGGCGAAGAACTTCTTTGCCCTTGCATCAAGGTCACCCTGTCCGAACTTCAGAGCACTCTCCTGCGCCTTGTTCATGGTGTTCTTCAGGTTCTCGGAGAGTTTCGACCAGGTGTTTGCATACTGCCCCTCTGTCTTTGCAGCGGTCTTTTTCAGCTGTCTGCCGACCGCCTGGGTCTGGACTCTTGCCACGTCGTTGATGACTCTTCTGGCGGCCTTCTTGACCTCAGAGATGCCGTAGACCATGCCCTGCGCGATACCGGCAGCAAGTGGACGTCCGACTTCTTTCGCCATCAGTCTGGATGGAGAATGGATCTTTGCCTTTGCCTGGGCGGCTCTGTTGGCTTCTGCCACGATACGATTAGCCGCTGCCCTGACGGATCCAAGAGCAGACCTGAGACCCGAAGCTACACCATTACCCAGCTGACGGCCGACGGACCGCATCGTCCCTGTCCCTGACCTGATCGCAGAAGCGATGGTGCTGATGGCGAACGAGGCAATTCCCTTGCCCTGGTGCATGCCTGTCTTAAGGCCGCTGGAGAAGTTGTTGCCCATCTGCAGGCCCTGTGATTTGGCTTTGCTGGCACCCTTGGACAGCTTGCTCTGGATGGTGCTCATGGCAGAAGTCACACGGCTCTGTGCCTGCTTCATGCCGCTTGATAAAGCCGTGGAGAATCCTGTTCCTGCGGTTCTTGCCGCAGTCCGGATCTTATTGCCTGCAGACGTAACTGTCCGCGCCATAGCGTTCATGGCGGAGGTAACACTGCTCTGCGCCCTCCTCATGCCGCTCTGCATACCGGACGAAAAACCGCTTCCCGATGTCTTTCCTGCCGTGGAGATCTTCTTTCCCGCAGAAGAGACTTTTGCCGCAGTCGATGTGACTGTGGAAGCGAGGCGGCTCAGTGTTGCAGATGCTTTGGTGGTTGCCGTGCTCAAGTTATTGAGACCGCTGGCCGCTGTTTTACAGAATTTTCCAAGTTTACCGATGGCGGAGCCTGCTTTGGATAATCCGTCTCCGCTGGAAGCCATCTTACTGAGACCCTTGGAGACAGTGATCAGAGTCGCCGCAAGGTCTGCCAGAGACATCTTCACAAGGACCTTGAGGCCCTTAGCCATGTAGACAACTCCCTTGCCAGCGTTTAATGCGGCGGTTCCCATGGAGTCAAAGATTCCAGCGATACCGTCAAGCACGCCCTTAATCGCACCGCCCACCGATGTGATGACTCCGCTGACGGAGTTCATGACTGTTGAGACGGCAGTTCCGAAATTGGTGAACAGCGTCCCCACACTGGTGAGGATCGTTGACACCGTAGTGCTGAAAGTCTGCAGAACAGTGGAAACACCCTGCACGAAAGTGTTGAACAAATTGCCGACACTGGTCAGGACAGTGGAGATGCCAGTCGCAAAGGACTGCATCACGGTCGACACGGCAGCGGCAAATGTCGTGAAGAAATTGCCCGCACTGGTCAGGATCTGCGAGATCATGTTGCCGAAGGTGGTCATGACCTGGCTCGCACCATTAGCAAATGCAGTGATCACTGCCACTGCTCCATTGGCAAAGGTCTGGATCACGCTAGCGATGGAGTTGAAGATGGATGACAGGTTACTGAACAGGGTTCCAAACGCACCGGCCACAGCCTGCACTGCCTGCGAGGTGGCCTGCACCATCTTGGTAATCTCAGGGATATATGGAGCCAGTACCTTGACAATACCAGTGATGGCGTTTGCTACGATCTGCACGATAGGAGTGATGGCTTTAGCTATCCCGGAGACAGCCTTGCCGATGGCTCCGACCACTGAAGAGATGGCGGTTCCCAGGGCCGTGATGACCGGTCCCAAAGCTGGCAGGATAGTCGCAATTGCCGTGCCCACTGCAGTGATCAGCGGCGACAGTGATGCAAAAGCCTGAGAGATAGGATTAAGTGCTGGAGCCACAATCGCCAATGCCTCAGCAAGCCCTTTTAACGCTCCATTGACCAAAGTTAGAATGACATCTGCCCCGCCTCTCAATACATTGAGAAAATTATTGAACACTCCTACCATTCCATTAAAAAACGGGATGATAACCTCTCTAAGTGCTCCAAGTGCCGCAAGCGCAGCAATGACTACCGCTACAGAACCAGCAAACATCAATAGTCCCTGTGGTTTTAAGAGATTAAAGGCTCTAGCAATACCTTGTACGGCAGCACTAATACCTTTTCCAAGTCCTTGAAACATGGGACCCATTCCTTTAAAAGCGGCTCCCAATCCCTGTCCAATGCCTTTGGCCATAGCACCAAAATTCTTGAGGACTGTTCCTAATCCCGTAAATACGGCTTTAATGGTTTTTGCTGAACTAGAGCTTCTTTTTGACGAAGTCAAACTTGCCTTTCCTAATAGGGCTGTTGCACCTTTTGCGGCCAGCAAAACCGCAACCATACGAAGTACAACTGGAGCAAATTTGCTAATGGTTGCAGAGTGCTTACTCATAAAGGCGGATGTTTTATTCACCGCCGTTCCAATATTATTAAACCCTTGTTTTAGCCCATCGACCACGGTCTTATTCGTAGCGATCGACCTGCCAACGTCGAAGACTGCCTTACCGAAATTGTAAAGCGTCTTACCCGCAGAAGCGGCGACAGGTGCGATCTTGCTGAAAACCTTGGAAGCGACGGACGAGGCTTTGGACAGCCCAACGGAGAGAACCTTGGCAATCTTGTTTCCGTCAATCTTGCCTAATACTCCCTCAAATTTGCCGATAGCCTTGATTCCGTAGTTGCTGACCACACTCCATGCTGGTGCCAGTTTGG